GCTAATCTTACTTCTGGGACAATACCAGATGCTAGATTTCCTGCTACACTACCTGCTGCTTCTGGCGCAAACTTAACTAATTTAAATGCTGCTAATCTTACTTCTGGGACAATACCAGATGCTAGATTTCCTGCTACACTACCTGTTGCTTCTGGCGCAAACTTAACTAATTTAAATGCATCACAACTTTCTACTGGTACTGTACCGACTGCTAGATTGGCTTCTGGTACTGCAAATTCTTCTACTTATTTGAGAGGCGATCAAACTTGGCAATCAATATCAGCACCAGCAGCAGAATTTGCTTCTGGTACTACAATAGTGTTCTATCAAGCATCTGCTCCAACTGGTTGGACGAAATCTACATCTCATGATAATAAAGCATTAAGAGTTGTTTCCGGAACAGGCGGAGGTTCTGGTGGTTCATCATCATTTACTTCTGTATTTGCTAGTAGAGGTGTTCCACTACCAGAACACAATCACTCTGCAAGTTCTGATACTCACGGTGGTCACCAACACTCAGGACCAACAAATAGCCAAAGTATAAATCACGATCACTCATTCACGACTGGCGGTCAAAGCGCAAATCATACTCACTCATTCACGACTAATTCTGTTGGTGATCACCAGCATAGTATAAACCAGTACAGTACTGGAAATGAAGCAGGTGGGTATGGTTTTACTGGTTTTGGGGGTGGATTTCAGGATAGAATTAAGGTTAGTGCCCCTGCCAGTGATAATACCAATTCGGCAGGTGGTCACGATCACAGTGGAACTACCGCTGGAATAAGTGAAGACCACAATCACAGTGGAACCACTTCTGGTGGTGGCGGTAGTCACTCACACGATTTTACAACTCAGTCTGGAGGTTCACACAATCACTCTATTTCAGTCAACAATAGTGGAACTTCTGGCGCGTCTATGGACTTTTCTGTTCAGTATATTGATGTTATAATTTGCAGTAAGAATTAATTTATTTTTATGAAACTCGAACAAGGAAAATATTGTCCATTAATTAAAAAAGATTGTGTAGGACTTCAGTGTTCTTGGTTTACACAAATTCGTGGTATGAATCCAAATACAGGAGAACCAGTAGATGAGTGGGGATGTGCGATTACTTGGATGCCTACTTTATTAATTGAAAATTCACAACAACAAAGGTCAACAGGTGCTGCTGTTGAAAGTTTTCGTAATGAGGTAGTAAAAGGAAATCAAGAAAATCAACAACTTTATATTCAATCAATTCAACCAGGAATGATTGCGAATAATATACTTTCTGAAAATATTCAAAATGTACTAAAATCTGGAGATGTAGAATGAAATTAATCTTTATCGTATCGGAAAAATTTATTAGATTGGATGATGAAAGTTTTTTGAATATCAAGGAAGACCTATCTTGGGTTCCTTCTAATGTTCATGCAGTCATTTGGAATGATGATGCGGGTTATATTGAATATAAGAATGCACCTAAAGAAACAATTGAAGAACTTGGAATTTACGAACAAGCATTAGAGATATTTGATACAGAAAAACAAAGAAGAGTTAGAGAACAATTAGCAGAAGAAGAATTAAGAGAAGCATCAAGAGATTATTGGAAGGAATTTCGTAATGAAAGAGATTTTCTACTTTCGCAATCGGATTGGACGCAAGGAAATGATAGTCCACTAAATTTACAACAAAAACAAGAATGGGTAGTTTATCGTCAGGTATTAAGAGATCTTCCTGAAAATACGAATGACCCAAAAAACCCAGAATGGCCTTCATTACCTTCCTCTTGACAGGACTCCAAATCCGTGCTATGATATACGGGTGATGAACAACGAACCACCTATGATGATTACCCGAAACGCTTTGACCGAACTTCAACAACTTCAAGAAGATGTAGCAGAACATTTTGCAGACGAAAATATAGTAAGTGGTGAACTTTATTGGACTTGTGTAGAAGCACTTGCAACTGCAAAACTTGCTGAACTTCGTGGTGAACTTGTTGCTTGACGGATTTGTGTTTTTGGGATATTATAAATGAGGTGAGATACTTACTAAACCCCTTCCGTGTGCATAGAACCTTTTAGGTTCTATTGTATGCCCGTGTAGTCCAGCGGCAGAGACAGAGGACTTAAAATCCTTCCAGGGTCGGTTCGAATCCGACCACGGGCATAAAAAAATAGTGTCTAAATAAGACAGAAGAAATATCTGTGCTTATAAAATGCCATTATCAAGGTTAGAGAATTTTTTAAAGAATGCTGAAGGAAATATTCTTTATGTTAATCCTTCAGATTTTGATGCTACGGATAGTTATGAGAATAAAGGAAATTCTCTAGCTCGTCCATTTAAAACTATACAAAGATCTATAATCGAATCCGCAAGATTCTCGTATCAAGTAGGAAGAAATAACGATAAGATTGATAAAACTACAATTCTTGTATATCCAGGCACACATTATATTGATAATCGTCCTGGATTTGCACTTAAGTCTGATGCAACTCTTTATAAAAGAACAGGTTCGGGTTCTGGTGCAACTTGGACTACAAGTGGAGCAACAATTACAGAATTAGGATCTTCTTTCAATACAGACATTTTTAATGCAAATAATGATCTGTATAAGGCAAATTCTTGTTTTGGTGGTATAATTATACCTCGTGGTACATCTATTATTGGTATAGATTTAAGAAAGACAAAAATCCGCCCGCTTTATGTCCCAGATCCTTTAGATGATTACATTGAAAACTCTTCTATTTTCAATGTTACCGGAACTTGTTATTTTAGTACATTCTCTTTCTTGGATGGTGACCCAACTAGAAGTGTTTATAAAAATTATACCGATACAACTTTTGTTCCAAATTATTCTCACCATAAACTAACAGCATTTGTATATGCTGATGGAGTAAATCAGGTTAAATTGGGAACTACTGAAACAGGTCTAACTGACCTTCAGATGTATTATTATAAAGTAGGACTGATATATGGTACTGCATCTGGAAGATCTCTTGCCGATTATCCTACTGGTGTTGATTTTGAACCATCGGTAGATGAATACCGTATTGTTGGTAATTTGAGTGCAAATCCAATTGGAATTACAAGCATTCGTGCTGGAGATGGCATTTCACCAACTCAAACAATTACTGTAAATACAAGTTCAGAACACGGATTGTATGTCGATACTCCTTTCTTAGTGAGTGGTGTCGGAATAGATACAAGTGTTTATAATGGATCTTTTACAGTAAGAGAAGTTGTAGGACTTACAACATTTACTTATACCGCATTAAGTTCTCCAGTAGTTGCATTACCAGATGTAAATACACAACTACAAAACGCTCAAATTGTAATAGAAGCAGATAGTGTATCATCAGCTTCTCCATATATTTTTAGTTGTTCCTTAAGATCTGTTTATGGAATGTGTGGAATGTTTGCCGATGGGAGTAGAGCAACTGGATTTAAGTCTATGGTTGTTGCTCAATTTACTGGTATTTCACTTCAAAAAGATGATAATGCATTTATTGAATATGATTCGGTCAGTAAATCATTTAAAAATAATAATGAATCATCACATTCTCCATTACACACATATTCGAACTCAATTTATAAACCATCATATGAAAATTATCATATCAAAGTAACAAATGGTGGATTTATTCAGTGTGTTTCAATTTTTGCGATTGGTTATTCGAGACACTTTGTTTCGGAAAGTGGTGGAGATATGTCCATCACCAACTCAAACTCTAACTTTGGTGCAGTTTCTTTAGAATCTGGTGGTTTCCGTGTAGATTCTTTTGATAGAGATAATACTGGTTATATTACTCATATTATTCCTCCAAGAGAATTAACAACACCAGAAACTGAAGTTACTTGGTTGTCTTTAGATGTATCACAAATAATATCGGTCGCTAATGCTTCTAAATTGTATCTGTTTGCATATAAGAATCAAGAGATTGCTCCACCTCACCAAATTGATAGTTATAGAATTGGAGCAAAGCAAAATGAATTACTAAACTTAACTGTAACTGTTGGTGCTGCACTTACTACCTATACTGCTCCAATTTTAATGCAGTCTCCAGATGGAACTACATTTAACTCAAAGAAAGTTTCATATGTTGCAAGAAATGTAGGAATCAATAGTATTACGAATAATACTTTTACACTAACTAGTAATCATAAGTTTTACAATGGAGAAAAGGTTAGAGTTTTTAGTGATAATGCAGAAGGACCAAATAATATTGAATTGAATAAAGTTTATTATGTAAGTACAACTGGATCACCAAATTCGATTAAACTTTCACCAACTTATAATGATGCAATTGCTGCAACACCAAGAACAATTAGTGATATTAATAATCTTGGTGGAAATCTGACAATTATAAGTTCTGTAACCGATAAACAACCAGGAGAATTTGGACATCCAATTCAATATGATACTTCAGTATCTTCTTGGTATATTAATAGTTCTTCTTCTATTCAAGACAATAACATTTATTCTACAATCGTAGGTCTTGGTACAACTGGACTTGGATTGGAGACTAGTTCTGTATTTATTAAGAGAAAACTAGACAATCGTTCTCTTGCTGATCGTGTTTATAAACTTCGTTATGTAATACCAAAAGAAGCAACGAATGCTCGTCCACCAGTTGCTGGTTACATACTTCAAGAATCAAGTACTACTGGAATTGGAAGTGCAAGTATTTTAACTGGAAATCTTGCAAGTCCTTTGGATTTAAGAAATCCAAAAATTATTACAAATGCATCGTATTCTTCAAATACTATTACAGTTACAACTGAACTTCCACATAACTTTAAGACTGGTGATGGAGTTAGAATACAAAATATAAAAAGTACAAATAATCCTGTTGGATCTGCATCTTCTACTTTTAATGGTTCATTTAGAATTTCTTCAATTCCAAGTTCAAAGATTTTTACAATTTCTGGAATTTCTACAGATCCTGGAACATTTACGAATATTACAAATCAAAGAACTACAAATCAACAAGTTGCTGCTCTTCCAAAAGTTTATCGTGAAAGATACGAAAATACGTTCTTTATTTACAGAATAGATGAAATCAAAAAGCATATTTCTGGTTCTTCGATTTCTGGTCAGGATGGAATTTATCACTTAACTGTGATGAGTTCTGATGTTTCCCCAACACTTGCAAATGTTGGATATGGTATTAGTCTTAAAAACTTTAATCAAGATGTAAGAAATCTTTATCCTCAATTGGATCGTGATAATTACAACTCTGATCCAAATGAAACATCTTCTTATTCTAATGTGAAACCTCTTGGTAGTATAAATGTTGATGATAGAAGACATTCCGTTACAAGAGAAGCAATTAATACTTTCTTAAAAGAAAATACTGTTGGATATGCAATTACTGGAGCAATTGTAAGTGGAACTGCAGTTACTTTTTATACAGATAGAGAGCACAACTTAAATTCTATCAAAACTTTATCTTTATCTAGTGGTGGTTCTGGTTATGGTTCTACTACTCTTTACTCTGCAGAACTTGTAAATTCTTCAATCACAGGAAGAAATGGTTCAGTAAAAGCAACTTTAGGTGGTGGTGGAGGAATTTCTGCAATTCAAATTGTTGATAATGGTTCTGCTTATTCTATTGGAAATACGATGACTGTTTCGGGAGGAACTACTCTTGGAATTGTATCTGTA